TAGTGTTTCACCGCGTTCTGTCAAGCGATTGTGAACCCCCATAATGGGTTGGGTAATAATACGCCAACCCATTAACACGCCTCCGGCCTCAACCGACGGCTACACGAGACCTCGAAATCGAGGTCCCCTCCGTTCCGCCTTCTGAACTTCAGAAGACAAGGGTGTAGTCCGAGGGTGCAGTGCACCAGAGTGGACCAGGCTCTGGAGTCATTTCTTCTTCGAACGAACTGCGCCGATCCCCCACCAAATAGAAGTGAGGGCAGCTGCCATCTCAGCCTTAGTGCAGGTCCGGCCATGGGCGACCTTCCAGGCACAGTACGCAGCCTGTGCCAAAGTCATAGTGCGCGTTGCCGCGCGTCGTGCTCGGCGATAACCCGCCATCAAGCACACCACCAAGGTGGATCATCGAGGCTACACTGCTGGTCGAAAGCCAATACACCAGCAACCTCAGCCTCTTCTTCAAGCATGGTGGGATGTCCAACGTCGTCCCACATACCAATCTCTCCCGAGACAAACACGCCCAACGCAAAGACGTTGTAGGCATACAATCCAATAGGTCCACCATAGAGCAGCGCAGCTGCATCGATAGGACCAGGGATCATCATATTGACGCCCCACACACGCACCGCGAGGGATACGTGGGGCATCAGCGTCGCCTCCGACCACTAGCGGAGACCAACTTGCGACCTTTCTTCTTACCATTCGGGTAAATATAGCGCACTTTCTTGCGCCCTTTTGTAAACACTTTACCCTTCTTCCAAGTCTTTCTGCGGGCCATCAGGAGCACCCCGCGAAAGCCAATGCCTCTGCCACGGCACCAGCCTGCCAGAGAATGAATACAATCACAGCTGTGATCAACTGGTTATCCTTCACCAACTGAAGAACCTGCGCCCCCTTAGCCAGGGGAACCACCTCATCAGGAATCCGGCTCATGTAGACACCTTCGCCATCGGCATAGCCGCAACGCCATGATATCGCCCTGGCGCCATCCTGATAGTCAGAACTCCTGACTGATTCGCGTTCATCTCGAGAAGACCGAGAGGGACGTCACAACCAGGAGCGTAGAGAGTCTCGCCCTGGGTAGAGACAATGTTCACACACCAGTGACCGTTGACCGCCGATTCACTCCCTCCAGGGTAAATCGGATTGTCTCCGCCTTGTATGTCAGTTCCATGCGCATACGGCGGCTGATCATTGTGGCCTTCGAGGTGGTTGATAATATCACCTTCAACCTCTCCGGTATCAAACAACTCTGATTGCCAACTGGTCGATGCATCTCCCGGCAAGTCAGGCTCATCAAGCCCTACCGTCACCCTGGTGTCGGCGTACCCCTGAATGATCGCATTGCTCCCATCAGTGGACAAAGTAGCATTGTTCACCGTAGAGTCGGCTCCAAGCATATGACCACAGTCCTCTCGAGCAGGCGCTGAACCGCCAGCCTGCGGGAACACGAACTGTGAATACTGCCATTCGGCATTAAGGAAATCATAAACAACACCCCCATAATCAAGGGGTATTTTATTTATCGAAGCATAGGTAGGACCCATGTTCTCATAATGACTAACATCAAAGAAAACTTTGAAATCGTGATACTTCGGGTAAGCAATGCCCGATATCCGATTCATCTTGGACCACAATGCCTTCGCCTTCTTCCAGGCATTGAACACGATCCAATTAGGTGGCAGCGACGCAATATCCAGAGTCGACGCTGCAGCTCCTGCGGCCCAAGAGAAACTTTCGACACGGTAGACATACCCCTGTCGATAGAGCCGCCGATTAACCAGTGAAAGACACTGTGCCAGATCAATATACTGAAGACCTTCAGCACCCAATGCAAACTTCATTTCCAGAGTTGCGGTCTGCATAGCACGACCGGTGCAATTTGCACACTATAGTCATTCTTCTTCGAGCATGACATCAAATCCAGTATCGAGAAAAATCTCGGCAGCAATCTTCTGACAATTGCTGCAATGGACGACAGCTGTCGGTCCTCCGTTATTATCAAGAAATAACGACTGGTTAGGAAATCGACAACAATACCTAACCCTCATCACGCACACCTCATATCATACAAAGCATGTATTCTTGGGTAGTGCTGAAAATAAACTTTAGGATACTCCTTAGCTATCTGCTCCGGAGTATATCCCTCTTCGACAATCGCAGCTACTGCGATGCTCGAGAGGGTTTTGGAAGACTTCCCCCCCGCCAGACGAGCAGACTCTTCTGCGTCGGGAAGCCATTCCCCATAACTCCCTAACTCAGCCTGCCTGGTCTCCTCCTTCAGAGAATAGTCCCTAGCCTGAGTCCGTGTGCCTTTCCTAATCTCCACATGACTAGGAAATGCCTTGATTACTTCACTCATGCGCAACGAACCGTGCCATTCGCTGTAACATTGGGCATGATAGCGATCTGTATCTGGACAGATCTCAAACTGACCGCTAAACCAGCGGCATCGAGTGTCTTCTTCCAGACCCTCGAACAACACTCTTACCAAAGCCGCGAATGTTCCGTCAGTCATCTCGTCATCGCCGAGATGTCCCTTATGCACAGTGTGCACCCAATGCCGTCTTTGTCCAGCCATGAACAAAACCGGCCACTACTAGGTAGTTAAACATTAGGTGGGTTAACTAGTGTTTCACCGCGTTCTGTCAAGCGATTGTGAACCCCCATAATGGGTTGGGTAAT